TACTCTTTACGTCCTTTTTTCTTGTGTGATTTACTACGTTTGTTGTACTTTTGTGTTTCGTTTTCGTTTTCATCGAAACTAAATGAATCATCATAACCTAATTCAGTCCAAACGATATTAGTATCAGTTGGTAATGCTTTAGCAGATGATGTTGTGAAAAATAATTTTCGGTTGAAACCATTATAGATTTCTTCTCTACCAGTAAATACTACTTCAGCCATTATTAATGACCTCCTTCTAATTCTTCTAATGAATCCTTAACTGTATTTGCAACGTCAAGGACTTTAGTTTTAATCAATGCTCTTAGTGCTTTGTTTTCGATGCAGTCAACATACCTTAGTAAATCAACATGCATTTTCCAAGATTCTTCTGACTTAACAGTTTTATTCAAGTTCATAATTCACTCACAATCCCTTCAATTATTTCGTTTTTCTGACCATTCAACAATGATATAGTATCTTTAAAATGTCGTGGCATAAGTCCACGTGTTACTTGTACAGCATCAGATTTGTATGAATAACTTTCACCGTCACTCCAAGATTTTAAACCAGTGACTACAATTATAGCGCCCTCTAAAGCGATTAATTGTTCGTGTCTTTTGGATGGTAAAGGTATTTCGTAACCTAACGTATCTAATGCATCATTTAGAACATCGCTTAAATATTCATCACTAAATGCTGTCTTTTCCTCAGGGAGCTTTTCCATGATCGGTAAATCCATCAACCTACGTCTTAGGATTCCTAATATACGATCCATGTTATTTGCCAGCCTTTGTTAATAGAATTTTAGTTTTGATAACATCTTTCGTTACCTCATTAATATCATTAAGTTCAGCATAAGTGTGTAATTCTTCAAGCTGTTCTAATTTTAACTTGTTTAATAATTCTTCACGTTTGTCAGCTCTTAAATCGAAATAATAAGAAGGATCAAATTCAGTAACTTCAATTTCTTTATCGTATTTAAAACCAATAGGAACTAAATACTTAGCTAACGTTTCAGGGAAATTCATCTTTGCATAATCGTATTCATCTTCTGTCAAAGTGATTTTACCACCGGAAACAGCCCACTTATCAAGGTATACTCCTTGGAAATTTAAGAACAAAGTACCTTTGAAAATAACTTCTAATACATATTTTTTAGTAACAGCCATAACCATAACCACTCCCAATTTAAATTTAAATTAAGAGGGGAATAACCCCCTCTACTATGCAGTAACTTTAATCATGAAGATATATTCAGGATAAAGGATAGTGAAGCCCCATTCCTTACGGATTAAGATAGAGAACTCTTGGTGTTCTTTATCAGTGATTTCTTCATTAGCCATTTCACCGAAGTCATCAACATGACCAGCTTTACGAACTACTAAGAAGATAGTGTCGTCTTTGATTACTGGAAGACCGTCAGCATCATCGTACTCAGTTAATTCAACCAAGTTAGCTCCACGGTAAACACCGATTTTACCAGTACGCATGATTTCGTCTTTTTGTGTATCAGTGTAACCAGTGAAGTTAGTGATTGGTAAAAGAGATTGATAAGTACCAACGATAGATACTTTNCCATGTTTAGCAGCAGCAGCAATAGCTTTATCAAGAACATCTTTAGAAACTTCTTTTGATACAGTGAATACGTTGTTCGGATTGTCAGTAGCGTTTACAGCAGCATTTAATGATTCAAAGAAATAACGGTTGTATTCAGTGATTAATGCTTCAGCAGCGCCAGTACGTAATTCATCTACAGAAGAGATACGACCTGTACGAATTTGGTCAAGATGACAAGATGGGCGAACAGCGAACTCTTCAGGAGAAGCTTGTACTACATCTTGGAAGATTTGAGATTTAGGAACGTAACCACCGCGAGTAATACGGAATGCACGGAATTTACCTTTACGTTTGTACTCAACTTTTTCTAATAATTCACGTTGTTTTGTTTCGAAAAGTAACGGACGTAAATCATAAGATTTCATTTCAGCTTCTAAATTTTCAGTGATAAGTTGAGCTAATTCTTCACGGCCAGCAGTAGTGGAAGCCATTGCTTTAATACCGTTTTGAAGTTTTAAACCAGCTTCATCTAATTTAGATGCTTGAGCGTATTTCTTAACTTGTTCGAAAAATTTCTCGCGTTGTGCGACAGTATATTTAGTCATTAACTTTTTCCTCCTTACTTACGGATAGCAATAGCGATTTCGCCATTATCAAATTTTTGTGTTACTTTACCAACTTGTTTTCCAGTTGCTAATTTGATGAATTTACCAGCTTTAACTTCTACAGCATCACCAACAACTAAAGAAGCATCGACTGAAGCAAGACCTTTAGTTACGAATTCGAAATCATTACCGACACCAATACGGCAACGTTCGCCAGCTTTAACGCTTAAACGGCCACGGTCAGTTCCTTGCCAATCAAGGANGATTTTGTCAACAATACCTTCAAAGTCATCAGAAGTAGCAGCAGGTTCAATAAGACCTGTTTTTGGATCAATTTTACCAGCAGTACCGAAGTCCATAGCTGTTTTAGCTTTGTATTCACCGTGTTTAGTTACAGCTAAATCTTTTCTGTAATAAAAAGATGTAGGGTTTGTGAAATGTGTTAATGCCATTATTAATGACCTCCTAATATATTAGTCTAAGAATGCAAGTGGATTGTCTGCATCTAAATTAAGTTTAGTGTCAGAAGATACACCAGCAACCTCAGTTTTTCCGTCTTTTTTCTTGCTACCGCGTTTGGCAGTTTCTAAAACCATTTTATAAACGTCTTCAGATAAAGTTGCTAAATGAGAAGCAGTTTCAGCTTTTTCAGCTTCAGTATACTCAACATGTTCAGCCATTTCAGCAAAACGTTCATCGGCTAATTTTTCTTTTGCAGCAGTTTCTTTTTCCTCTTTAAGAGTAGATACTTCAGTAGTTAAGTTATCAACGTTCGCATTAGCAGTAGCTAAAGTTTCAGTTAAAGTAGCTTTCTCACTTGTTAATGTTTCGATAGTCTTGTTAGCTGTTTCTAAAGCATCTTCAGCATTCTTTAATGTAACTTTCATACCGCCGATATGAGCAACAGCTTCTTCTAATGTTTTAAATTCCATTGACTTGAAACCTCCTTGTTCTTGTTTTTTTCTATTTGCAACCTCTAGCGAATAGCTAAAAGGATTTGCTGGATCGTCAACTACAGCAGAACCAATAAATTTAACGTTCTTGGCTTTCCTTGTAGTACCTTCTGTTCCGGCTTCATCATAAGCGGCTTCCATTGAAAATCGTAAAGCACCAGCTTCATGTAATGATTTCATCGTTTCAGATTCTAAAGGATGTCGGATTTTCCAAACCCTTGCTGTAGTTTTTAGATGGGTAATTCCATCTTCTTCAAAAGTTTCAGCGGCTATATGAGTACCGATTATTTTTGCATCGTAATCTAATGCAGGGAACTTAGCTAATGAATGTCCAGTAGGTAAGTTGTCCCAATCAGGAACGATAATTAAAGGTTCATTGATAATCGATTCTTTAGCAGCTTCTAAAGCTTCAGCATCAGCGTGCCAACCATTCAGGTTAGGGATTGAAGAAGCTAAGATGTAAGTAAAATCATAATGATTCTTTGTTTCAGCAAATTCAAACTTAGATATTTCAGCACGTTCAAACTTTGGCATTTTATCACCTCCTATTGATCTCTAGATGGTTTCTTATCAGGATTATCAGGATTTGCACCTTGTGGAGAGTCAGAAGGACGACCACCTTCATTGCCGAATGACATCGTACTCGACATAGGTCGTGGTTCAATCTTGTACTTCTTCTCTTCTTGAATTGCAGCTTGTTCAGCTTCAAGGTTGTATCCGTGCTGTTCTAAATAAGTATCAGCAGAAATTCCACCATCAAGATATAAGTCTCTTAATATAGCATGTTGGATTTTTTCATCAGTTAAGTTTAACTTACCTAATTTAATAGTTGGGTTATTCTCAGGATTTAATCCAGCTTCAGCGGCCATATCATATAAAAGTTGATCCAATGCATCGATAACTTCTTCACGAGCATTTTCCATAGTTTGTTTTGCTGACATCATACCAGCACTTGCAGTAGCGTAACTACCTTCACCTGTAAAAATTGATGGAGTTATACCCAATGATTGTAATAACATTTTCATCGGCACTTCGTATTTTTCAGGATTGAACAACGCTGTATCAGGCTTGATTTCTTGAGCTTTTAACGTATGATTACCAACTAAACGAGAACTGTTTTTCAAATTCTGTACTTTATTAGTTAAAGCGTTAATTGCTTTTTCACCAGCAGGACGATCCTTGTCGCCAATAGTGAAGATAATCATAAAGTCAATAACTTGGTCAATTGTTTCTTTTTCCATATCCATTAGTTCTTCAATGTGTTGGACTGGTTCGAATGCCGATGTAATAATTGATTTTCCATAACGACTATAACCTTCTCGATCAATCGCACAATGATACGACTGTTCGATAGGCAATTCATATTCACCATTAGTTCCTTTGTTTAATTTAAAAGGAATGCTATTTTCATCGTCCGTTTGGAATTTAATATTAGCTATAGGTCTATCACGAAAATGACCTTTAACTTTAACATCAGCAGGGGCTAATTGATGAACCCAAACTGTATTGCCTTTAGTATCTTTTTCACGATACCAAAAGAAATTTCCAGCTTTATATAAGTCTTGTAAACTTTGTCTCAGTATCTTGTTTAACTTTAATTTCTTTTTGGCGTTTTGACAGAACTTCAAGTTCTTCTTCGTGCCACCATCGAATAAAATATCACCATAAGTAAAAGTGACATAAACACGGATACTAGACTTTATCAATCCGATTTTATCGGCGTAGAAATGAGCAAGGCTTACAATTTTAGGAAAATTGTTTTGGTAATCAGCCAATAGTTTATTCGTTTCCAATCCAGCAGTATGAAGCACCTTTGAACTGTATCTTGTTCTTTCTTCAGCTCTATCAGCAGAACCAAACGTGTAATCAGCTTCAGTCTTTGGTACATAACCACCAGTTGCAACTTCTTCCATGTTCAACCTCCTTCCTCAATTTCTATAAAACAGTATTACAAAGTGCATATTTTAATTTCGCAATAGCCCTTACCAAAGAAGAGTTTT